ACACAAAAAAAGAACTTACACAAGATGACATTAATGAACTTTTAAAGGATAAAGAAGTTTTGTATTTATTACAAGATTTAAAAACAGCAAAAACCTTTGAGGACAATATCAAAATTACTTTATACATAAAAAAAGGCGAAATAAAAGATAAAGAATATAAAACAAAAAAATATCATAGGGGCAAATAAACCACAGATGTGTGAGCCACTGAATAGATAGATTAGAAATAGTCTATTTGTTTAGTGGCTCTTTTTGTTCTTAAGTATAAAAATAGCAAAATTTATATGAAAGAGATGATAAAAATGTATATTAAATGTGAAAAAATTAAAGAATTAGCAAAAAAAATAGAAAAAGAAACATTGAATGACTGCGAAGTAAAAGATGAAGGAAATGAGGATGAACGCATTGAGATATGGACAAAAACTTATGAGTGTTTTTCATATACTTCTAAAAGAGGATTAATATTTGAAATGCAAGATGGTTATTTAACTGAAGAAGAAATAGAGTATTTATTTAATGAATATAAAAAAATAAAAGAAGTAATTCAAAATTTTTTAGAACAAAAGGAAAAATAAAATGGGTATTATGATAACTATAATGGGTTTTATTATTTATATCATAGTAATGTTGATAGTATTTGAGGTTATCAATTATAATTTGAAGAAATATCTAAATGAAAGAATAAAAAGAAGTTTAGAACTCTTGGACAAATTAGAAGAGATTGAAAAAGATATAGATAACAAGGTAGATGGATTAAAGATAATGATATATGACAGATATCTTGATAGATGTAGAGTAGGAATGAAGAAACAGAGAGAAGAAGACAAAGGATTAAGAGGTAAGCTAACAGAAATAGAGAGCAAATATTCAAAATAGTGAGCATATCAAGTCAAGGTTAAAGTGAAAACAAAGAAAAAATGAAATTTTGATTAAAAAAGGTACTTCTGAGAGGTCAAAAAAGAGCGAACGGGTTCGAAGCCCCAGAAAAAATATGTGTGATGACTTTTTTTTGATTAATGTCGTGTCGGAAAGGAACAGATAAAAAATGAAATGAAGATAGATGATGAAACAATTGTTAGTTTAAAAATGCTAGCAAAAATGATAGGTTTGAGCGAGAGACAAATACAAAGGCTTGTTAAAGAAGGTGTAATAAAGAAAAACGACAACGGAAAGTATTTATTAGTAGAAAGTGTGCAAGGGTATTTGAACTATGTAGAAGATAAAAGCAATACAGATGTGGATTTGAAAGAAGAAAAGATAAAACAGGAAATAAAAAGGCTTAAAAAAGATACTGAATTAAAAGATTTAAAAATAAAAGAAACTAAAAATCAATTGCATTTAGCGTCAATTGTAGAAAAAGTAATGACTGATATGCTTATGAACATTAAAGGAAAGTTGCTTTCTATATCTAGCAAGGTAGCACCAGCAGTTATTGCTTCGGATAATCTCGGGGAAATTCAGGATGTTATTCAAGATGAAATATTTGAGGCTTTAGAGGAACTTAGCGAATATGATCCAGATATATTTAAAAATAATAAAATTTTTGTAGAAAATGAGGAAGATATGGAAGTGAAAGTTGAAAGTGAAAAGAGAATTAGAGGAAGACCTAAAAAGAACAGTTAAATTATTTAAAAAAATTGCCTTAGTTTTAAAGCCACCACCAAAATTAACAATTGATACTTGGGCGGATATGTATAGAGTTTTATCAACTAAAAGTTCAGCAATTCCTGGAAAATGGAAAACTGACAGAGTGCCATTTCAAAGAGAAGTAATGAGGGCAATCTCTGACAAAAATACAGAAAAAGTTGTGATGATGTATGGTGCCCAGTTGTCAAAAACAGAAATTCTTATGAATACTGTTGGATATTTTATGGATTATGAGCCGTCTCCTATTATGTTTTTAATGCCTACTAAGGACATGGCGGCAGATTTTTCAACGACAAGGCTTAATGATATGATCCAGTCTACACCACAACTACGTAACAAAATTATTGAAAGTGCTGATGCAAGAGATACGAAAAGACAAAAAGAGTTTTCAGGCGGATACATTGTTTTAACTGGGACTAATTCAGCTTCAGAATTGGCAAGTAGGTCAATTAGGGTTCTATTAGCGGACGAAATTGACCGTTTCCCTAGAAGTGCTAAAAAAGAGGGAGACCCATTAAATCTGGCAATCGAAAGGGTAAAAACTTGGCCAAACAGTAAAATAGTTTTGACAAGTACACCAACAATCAAAGGCGGAAGCAGAATAGAACTTGAATATGAGAACAGCTCGAAAGATGAGTATTACATTCCTTGCCCAAAATGTGGTGAAATGCAAACTTTGAAATGGGGAAATATTATTTTTGAAGATGTTACACATAAATGTGAGAAATGCATGGAAACTTCGAGCGAATACGAATGGAAACGAAATCTTATTAAAGGTGAATGGAGAAGTACCAATCCTAATGTAGACCCACATGTTTCAAGAGGATTTCATGTATCGGAGTTATACAGTCCGTTTACTAAATGGGCTAGCATAATTCGTAAATTTAGAGCAGCAAAAGGCGATGAACAGCTTATGAAAGTATTTGTAAATACGGCTCTTGGGGAATGCTGGGAAGAAAAGGTTGAAAGATTTAGCTTTGAGGAAATACAGGCAAGGGCTGAGGATTACGGCGAATACTTGAATCATGAAGATGGAACTTATGAGGAAGTAGAAATTCCTGACAAGGTTAATGTGCTTACTGCTGGTGTCGATGTTCAAGATAATAGGCTTGAAGTCGAAATTGTTGGATGGGCGAAAGGTGAAGAAAGTTGGGGGATTTATTATAAAGTGATTATGGGGAATCCTGCTTTACCTTATGTTTGGAATGAATTAGACCAAATTTTGTTGAAAGACTATTCTTATCAGAATGGAGAAAAAATAAGAGTTGCTTGTGCTTGTGTTGACACAGGGGGACATCATACTGATGACGTTTACAGGTATGTAAAGGCAAGGGAACAACTAAATATATTTGGTATAAAAGGAAGTGGAGAAGCTGGGAGACCTCTTATTTCACGACCTAGTAAGAACAATAAAGGAGGAATTTCCTTGTTTGTCTTGGGAGTTAATACTGGGAAAGATACGATAATGAGTAATCTTAAAGTAACAGAACCAGGAGCTAAGTATATGCACTATCCAAACGACCTTAAACGTGGATATGATGAAGTTTATTTCAAGGGACTTACTTCTGAAATAAAGGTTGTTACATTCAGTAAAGGACAGGCTAAAATTGAGTGGAAAACAATCGGAGATAAAAGAAATGAGCCTTTGGACATCAGGAACTATGCACAGGCTGCATTAAGAATTGCTAATCCAGATTTAGACATTAGGTATTCAACTGATTTGTTGAATGATTTGAGAACACAGAAAACAAATAGAAGAAGGATTATTAGACGTGGAATATAGACGAAAGGAGCACGAGAATGGCAATGGTTCATAGCAAGGCTACTTGCATAGAAATGATTCATCTGTATTTGGATGCAGAAAAGGCAGTTCTGACAGGACAGTCTTATAAAATTGGAACAAGAGAATTAACTAGAGCTAACTTGAATGAAATTATTTCAGCAAGGCAGATGTGGGAAAATAATTTAGAAAAAGCAAATAATAATGGCAACAGAAAACAATCTGTGCAAGTTTTAATTAGAGATTTATGAATAAGGAGGTGGTAAAGTGAATTTGATTGATAAAGCAGTAGCGATATTTAGTCCAAGCCGTGCTCTAAAAAGAGCAGGAGAAAGAGAACGACTGAAAATCTTGAATAAAGGGTATGGGGACCATGGTGCTAGTACTGTGAGAAAATCACTTCGTGGGTGGTTTGCAAGTCTTGGCGGTGTAAAAAACGATATTTATAACTATAGAGATAAGCTAGTTGCTAGATCAAGAGATTTATATATGGGAGCGCCACTTGCGAATGGAGCTTTAAACACGATGAAAATGAATGTAGTAGGACCTGGCTTGAAATTAAAGTCTAGTATTGATAAAGAGATCATTAAATTATCAGATGAAAAAATTAATGAATTAGAAAACAAGATTGAAAAGGAATTTAATCTTTGGAGCAATTCTAAAATTGACCAAACTGGATTGCTTAATTTTTATGAAATACAAGATTTGGTATTTTTAACGACTTTGTTGAACGGTGAATGCTTTATTCATTTGAATTATTTTGAAACGCCTGATAATCCTTATGCTTTAAAATTATCTGTTGTTGAGCCTGACAGAATTAATACTCCATCTTCAAAAAGTGGAGATAATTCGGTAGTTTCAGGAGTTCAATTTGATAAAAATGGAAGAATAGATGGTTATTATATTCAAGATCAAAATCCTAACGATGAGTTGAGAGGTGTCAATAATCATGAATATATAAAGACTTATGGGGATGAAGGACAATTGAAAGTGCTTCATTTGATGACTGCTGAAAGACCTGGACAAGTTCGGGGAGTGCCGTTGTTGGCGCCAGTAATGGAAAGTTTGAAACAGCTTGACAGATATACTAATGCAGAACTTACAAGCGCAATTGTTAGTAGTATGTTTACAATTTTTATTGAAACGACGGATGTCCCTCAAACGGATGTAGGAGCTTTGTCAAATGTGGCTGATTCAGACAAGGTAGCAAATGGAGAAGATAGTACTTTGGAATTGTCAAGCGGTGCTATTGTAACGCTTGAAAAAGGAGAGAAGGCTAATTCTATAAATCCAGCAAGACCAAATGCACAATTTGATCCATTTATGACAGCTATAATAAGACAAATTGGAAGCAGTCTTGGAATACCTTATGAACTTATGATAATGCACTTTACAAGTTCTTATTCTGCAAGTCGTGCAGCACTCTTGGAAGCATGGAAGACATTTAGAAAAAAAAGAGAGTGGTTTGCTAAGAATTTTTGCCAAATAGTTTATGAAGAGTGGCTAAGAGAGGCAACTCTTATTGGGAGAGTTGAAATTCCTAATTTTGAAGAGGATATTTTAATAAAAAAGGCTTATTCTAACGCTATTTGGAGTGGAACATCACAGGGGCAATTGGATCCTAAAAAAGAAGTGGAAGCGGCAATTTTGAGGATAAATGCTGGATTGTCGACTAGAAGTAGGGAAACGATTGAAATTAATGGTGGCGATTTTGAACAAAATATAAATATTTTATCGAAAGAGCAAATTATTGCAAATGAAAAGGGGGTGAATGTAAATGGGACAGTTGAGCAATCAACAAATACAGATGAACAAGAAGAGTAAAACTATTTGGAATTTAGTAAAAAACGATGATAAAAGTGCTGAATTAATGCTTTATGGAGATATAGCCGAGAGTTTTTGGGGCGATACGATAAGCGCTAAAGAAGTAACAGAATATTTGGCTGGCTTAGATGTAGAAAATATTGACGTTTATATTAATTCAAACGGCGGAGTAGTTGACACTGCTATTGCAATTAGTAACGCTTTGAGAAGACACAAAGCTAAAGTAACTGTAAATATTGACGGTATTGCAGCAAGTGCAGCCACTTTAATCACATGTGCTGGAGATACAGTTAGAATGCCTAAAAATGCTTTGTTTATGATACACAATCCTTCAACAATTGCAATGGGGGATTCAGAAGAGATGAGAAAACAGGCAGATGTGCTTGAGAAATACAAAAATTCAATAACGGAAACCTATTTGCAAAAGGTTAATATTGATAAAGAGAAATTATCAGAATTAATGGACAACGAAACTTGGTTAAACGCCGAAGAAGCATTGAAATATGGATTTATTGACGAAATAACCGAAAATACAGATATTCAGTTGAAAATAAGGTAATTTCTAATAATATGGTATTTAATATGGCGGAGTTTAAAAACTTTAATGTTGATAAAAATATAAAAAATAATGGAAAAGGAAGTGGAAAAATGACAAAAGA